TTACCTTCAAGCTTCTTGATTGGTTTCATTTTCTCTCTCCTTTATGTAACCGTTGTTCTAAGCGAATCGTATCTGTATTCGTCTCTCCTTCCTCGTGCTTCAGCTTTGTTTTTCAGCCTAGCCATTTCTTGTTGAAATCTGTTTTCGTACAATCCCATCATATCAGGATCACCTTTCATAAATGTATAAGCTTCTACTAAGCAGCCATACAATAATCCGTTTCTAGCATGATCAGACATCCAAGTTCCTGTTGTGTCAGTAACTAAAGAATTGGGTTTATACAAATAATGTAATTCAGTTGTATAGTTTTGATCTGGCACTGGAGAGATAATTAAACTTGATTCTTCCAATCCAGTATTTAAATTTTTATCAAAGTCTCCGTAATACAGAGGCCTACCTCTTGCTGTTGAGTCTGTTGGATCTGGTGCATATTCCTGCATAAAGCTAGGATGTTTTTTATCAAGATAGTGATAATCACCATTGCTATCTATAACAGATAAAGAAAAAGATAATTCAAAATCATCCGGGGCTGTTAAAAATCTAGAACCAGCGCTCATAGATCCTTGAACATTTCTTCTAAAATAATCAAATTGAACCAGCTCAAATATTCTTTCTTCTGTGTTTTTAATTATGTCATCAAGAGTATTAACAAAAGTAGTTTCACTATTTTGTACATAATTTTGTATTAAAGTTTTTAATTCAGCTAACGTCATGATGTTGTAATTGTAACCTCTCCAACAGAGCCTGTCATTTCAGTAACTAAAAAATTTGTTCCAATAATGTCTGAATTAATATAATGAGATTCGTAAATGTTTGTATAAACAACTACTACATATCCTTCTCCAACCTCTTTATCTGTATTGGGTCTAGGCTCATATAAAGCTTCTGGATCCATTACATGAGGAAGTGGCTCTAACTGAGGCTGTTTAGGTTCCCAGCACTCTGGACAAGTCTTGAGACCATTCCATTCTTTTTTTAGCTGATTAAGGGGATACTCAAAAGCGCATCTATCGCATTGTGCTATTGCATACTTACCTGTAGCGTATGCCATGGTTAGAAGCCTGGTTTGTAAGGAGCTATTCTAAATGAAGCTCGATCTTCGTCCTGTGATAGAGCTCTTTCAAACTCTTCTTCGTACATTTGTTTTAACATGCCAACTCTGTCAGGAGCTTTTTTGATTGCAATGTAATATGCAAGTCCAGCCGCAAAACAAGGATAAAACCTAAAAGGCATGTCCATAGTGTTAGTCCCGGCATCAGCATCGTCCATTCTTACTAGCTTGTTAAAAACTAATACATCAGTAGAGTTTTCTGGGGATGGCCATATTTTTAAAATAGGAGTGGTAAGTTTATCTAGATAAAATTGAGAAGGCCTAGACTTGGTTGATTTGGTTGGAATGTTTAAATATTCACTTCTGCTAATCATAGACATCTGAAGGTCTAAATTAGTTCCATCAGTGTTTCTTCTTATTGAACAATCTAATATATCAATAACATTAGCATTTAAGGTGTAATCATTTTGACCTTCAGTAACAGTTTGCGTTGCTTGTTCTATAGTCCATTGGTTAAGACCTCGGTTAGCCCATTCAGCAAGCATAAGATTAATAGACCGTCTTGCAGTTTTTAGATCATAACCAGTTCTAAGTTCCAGGCCGCATCTTTCAAATGCTTCCTCTACGAACTCAGCTACATTTGGTTCAAAGTCTGTACTGCCTGAAACTGACATTATTTTTTCTTTTTAGTTTTTTTTAAAGATCTTTCTATTTGAGCCGCTTGTTTTGCATGAAGCTTAGAAGCGCCTTTAAGTTCTTTTATTAATTTTCTTTTTTGAGCAACCGATAAATCAGCCATTATTCATCCTCGTTATATAAATTATCGAAAACTCGATTTACATCTAAGGTATAGTCTAAATCAGATTTGCTGTAATGTATATGTGCAGAAGGTTTAAAATCAGGTGCTCCTTCTCCAACTTGAAACCAAGCTGGGTGTGTTGCTCTAACTCTATTATTTGGTAAAGCTACTATGTTTCCAGTCCACTCACCTGCATCTAATAACTCTAAAACATGACTGCTTTTGTGTTGAGCAGGATCATCTGCTATCTCGCTTTCTGCGTAATCAACAGTGAAGTAATACTTCGCCGGGAACATTTTACCATCAATCTTAGCAAGCCACGGACATGGGGTTGCTCGATTCATAACATAAACAGAATTATGGTGAGATGAACAATCCCATGGTTGAGCATCATGTACAGCCATAGGTTCTGGCCATTCTTCAAAAGGAGTGTCTCCAACTAAAGCTGTAATTGGCATACGAGCCCACATAGCTCCACCATGAACTGTATCCTCTGGCTCGTCTTCAGCTTCTACACCAGTGAATATAATATGAAAACTTAAACAACGATTTGGCATAGTGGTTACACCAACAGCCATTGCATGCAAGAACTCACCATGATATTGCTCATGGTTATGCGTGTACTCTCTCCTTACCCAGCACTTAAAGTGGGGTATATTACTATATAAGTAAGACACTATTTACTTACTTTGCCGCCTTTCTTATAACCTTTAGTGCTTACCTTTCCGCCTTTTTTATAGCCTTTAGTGCTAACCTTGCCACCTTTCTTGTAGCCTTTTGATTTCATCATCCCGCCTTTTTTCATGCCTTTTGATTTAACCATGCCACCAGATGCGTAGCCTTTAGTTTTTTTAAACATAATTGCTCCTATGAAAATTTAGTTTTCTTTCGTCTATCGCTCATTACTTTACCACAACCTCTAGCGATTCTCCTTACCTCGCCACCATTTTTTAATCTGACTTTTGCTTTTGGAGTATTTGCTACAACAGTCTTACCTTTCTTTCCTGCTGATTTTTTCTTTTTTGCTGTAGACGCTCTTTCTGATTTTGAAAGACTTTTAGCTTTTGACATTGGCAAACAACGATCTGGATTTTTTTTATCCTTACTTGTACCACAAGCTCCCTTGATAGATCCATCAGATCCTATGCGAACCCAATTTTGTTTACGCCACTCTGCTAATTGACCCATTATCTAAGTTTTTCTTTCATTACGATGCCCTGTCCTTTGATGCTAACAAGCCCACCGTTTTTCATTTTCTTTGCTTTCTTTTTAGATCCTTTAGCATAGTTTGGATCTTTACAATATTTAGACGCTGCCATATTTGCATATGCACTTGGGTATGTATCAAAAGTTCTTTTAGCCCAAGCCTTTCCTTTTGGGCATATCTTTCCACCACTTTTTGCTTTAGCCATTTAACATTTCCACCTTCGTCTTGCTTGACGTATTCTTGAGTTAGGATCGTTTCTAGTTTTAGCTGAACTACGTTTAAGCTGACCAGCAGATCTAGCGCAATAAGACTTACGTCTTTTGGCCGCCTTGCTTCCTTTCTTAACGCTTCCTGTTACTGCTTTTTTAAGTTTAGATCCTGGATTAGCTTTTCGATAAGCTCTAATACCTTTAGCAGTCATGCCAGCCCCGGACTTAGTAGGCCTGTAATTAGCGGCCTTGCCCTTGGTGGTTTTGCGTATAGGTTTTGCTTTTCTTTTTACTACCATAATAAAAATGTAGCAGCACTTAACGTACTGCTACAAAAATTTAAGCAGCGAAGTCTTTAATCACAGTTAACACTATTACATACGAATCGCCACTTGTGTGGCCAGTTGTAGTAAGAGCTATGTCTCCTGTTTTTCCACCAGCTGCTGCTGTATTTACCAGTCCGCCAAACTCTGTAAAGTCTTCTGAATCAGCATAGTTTTCGTTTAAGTCCCAGCAAATAGTATTAGTGGTTGCAACCCACAAAAGTTTTGCACTCATCCCAAAGGTTGAGTAAACAATTTTTGCAAGACGAACACCATTACATGCTTTGCCAAAGTTGTTAGGCTGTAAAGCACTAACATCTACTTTTACGACTGCTGACTCACCTGTACCATCAGATGTATTAGTCAACTGAATAATAGCAAGCCTATCACTGTCTAACAGAGTTGTTGAAGTTACTGCATCTGCCATAATTAGCTCCTAAAATTAAGCGTCAGCGTATGGTGTAACTATAGTTCCTGAACCAATTAATAATGAATTATGAACAAGATATGTAGCAGTATCAATAGCTGTACAGCTAACAATACTTCCCACGATTCCACCTTT